CGGCAGGCCGCGGTCCAAACATCCTCGTCATGAACCGCCGAAGCCTTCGCCAGTTGCAGCAGTCACGCACGGCAACGAATCCAACTGGTGCACCGGCACCATTTCCGGATTCAGCGTTCGGCGTGCCGATCATCGTGACCGATGCGCTGCTGAGCACCGAAGCACTGGAAACCTGAGATGCCGACCGCTCTTGAGCGTGCGATTGCTGCCGGGCTTGCCCTATCGCGTGGTGTTGCTGGGGACTCCATCACCATCACGCGAGGGGCAAGCACGATCACGGCAACCGCTGTGCAGGGGCAGACGCAGAAGCTGGTCATTGATGAAAACAGCGAGTCCACCGTGGACGCCGTCGATTGGTTAATTCCAGTGACGGCGTACACGCTGGGCGTCCCGGCAATCGGCGACATCATCACCCGAAACCTCAACGGCACCACCTACACCTACACAGTTGAGGCGTTGCAGTTTGGACAACAGGCGTGGGATTGGTCCGATACCGGAAAAACGCAGTACAGAGTCAGAACACGCAAGGACGGTGGGGCAGCGTTTGACGTGGTCACGCCGAACGGGTTCGACGTATCCGGAAATGAAATGAGGTATTAAGTGATAACCCTGAAGGCTGAAGGCGTTAGCGATTTGGACGCGACGTTTGCGAATCTTCAGGCGTTTGGAAATGAGGCTTTGGCATCTGCTGTGGTCCGGTCAGGACTGCGAGCAATCGCGAGGCAGATGCAACGAGACATTATGCCGCAGGTTTTAGACGTTCGCCAGGAAGTCGGGTATCGGCTACTCAAGACGCAACAGAGCGAGCCAAAAACCGGCAAGGTTGGGGTGGGCGTTGGCAGGAAATCGAAGAAGTACAGCAACCAAAAACGCAGCAGGCCGGGAATTGGAATCGACGCAGGCACGTGGCATTGGTGGGTTTTGGGGTCATTCAGAAGCAACCCCCGCTTCGCCAGACGGCGACGCGGTGGCGGAAATATACAGGGCGTGAGGCCGCAGAGTCGTGGGACGATGCGACCACAACAGCCAAACTTCGCGGTGAACGCAGCACAGAAAGCACGCGCGGCAGCAGTTGCCGCAATGACGAAAACGGTAAACAGACAGATCCAGAAATTCGCACGTCAGCAATGAGGAGTCACAGCAGTGGCCAAATGCAAAGTTAAGGGCACGATCATCAAGCAGACAATCGCAACGGTCCTCACTGCCGTGGCACAGATCACCGAATTCAGCCATGACGGTGCGGAATCCGAGACGTTTGATGCAACCACGATCGACACCAGCGGAGCCGGGAAAGAGTACAGCCAGACTGGCTACACTGAAGGCGGCAATTTCAACTTCACGATTTTCTACGACCCGGCATTGTCGGGGCATCAGGCAATCACTGACCTGCTGACGACGCCTGCCGCGTGTGTCTGGAATATCACTTTCACTGACACTGGGCCGTCAACGTCTGCCTTTACATCTGCTGGCGTATCATTCAGCTTTACCGGCGCGATGAACGACGGTTTGAAGGCTGACGTGGGACTGAAGTTGACGGGCTTGATGGGTTACAGCACATGAAGATCAAACTGATCCGCGAGGACCTGAACGCACCACCGGGCACTGAAGCAGACGGCTTGAGGGCCGATGCAAACGGCGTTCTGTGGTGGATTGCCGGAACCGTGATTGAGGTTGACCGCAGGGCGGCACAGCTGCTGGTGGGCAACGGCGATGCGGAACCGGCAGACGCGGAGGCGGAGGCTGCCGTTGGCGATTGGAAGTCCAATCGTCAACAGGTCTTGCAGGCGCGTCAGATGCTGGCCGATGGCATCGACCCGGCAGAGCGCGAACAATACAAGCAGGCCGCAGCTGGGGCGGCTGAGTAGTTTTTTTCGAGGGGTGTTGCATGAGTCGAGTCGTATTGAGCAAGGCAGCGTTTCTGGCATCGGCAAACGACCGCAAACGCGAGGACGTGCCAATGCCGGAATTTGGCGATGGTGCGGTGATTCCCGTGTGGGCAATGACGGCACGCGAACGCACGACGTTTGAGCGACAGTTTGCCACGAGCAACGGGAAGACTGTAGACGCACGGCTGCAGGAGTTCCGCGAACGGTTGTTGGTGGCCAGTTGCCGAACGGATGACGGCCAGCCTATGTTCACGCTGGAGGATGTTGCGGCTATCGGCAGCAAGGATGCTGCAATCGTCGAACGTTTGGTGAATGCTGCTCAGAGGCTGTCAGGATTCACGCAGCAGGACATTGAGGCCACTGTGGGAAACTGAAGGAGGACGCCCCGCGGCGGCTGGCGTGGCGTCTGGCGATTCTGGCGGGCTATCCGTCTGCGGATGTTTTTTTGGAGTCCTTGCAACCCGAGGAATGGCATGAGCTGCAGGCGATGGATTGCGTGGAGCCGCTGGGCGTGCGGGGAGTCGAACAGATCCTGGCGCGAATTGGCGAGCTGCTATCGGCATTCATGGGGGGAAATCTTAAAGCCGCAGATTTTGCCCCGTGGTTGCCGAAGGCCGAAGATCGAGGATTAAGCGTACCTGAAAGCCGCGAGGCATTGCGGACGCATTTGTCAATGCTGGTCGGAGCGAAATGATATGGCGAGCATGGGCAGTTTGGTGGTTGACCTGACGGCAAACACTCGCCAGTTTGAACAGGCGATTGCACGCAGTCGGCAAACAATGCAGACGTTCGCCGAAGGCACGGCAACAGCGGCTGAGGCAGCCCGCACACTAAACACCATGAGCGTAGGCGCTGACACAACACGCCAACTGCAGATGGCAACGAAGCAGATGGGCGATCTGCAAATTCACACCCAAACGGCAGCCGATCAGGTGCGCCGATTCGAACACGCGGCACATCTGGCCGCAGCTGGTGTCAGTGTTGCCGCAAAATCTGTCACGGTGATGACAACCTCAACGTCAGCGGTCAGCGTGGCAGCCACAGCGGCATCACATGGGATGCACGTTCTCGTTGTGGGTGCAATTGCGGTCAGGCGAACGCTGGAGTCACTGGCGTGGATTTTTGGAGTGATTGCAGACGGCGCACGCGTTGCGATTGCCCCGTTCAAACTGCTGGCGGATGCGTTAAAGATTGTGCTCTATCCGTTCAAGCTGCTGGGTCAGTTGATGGCGTCAGTAGTCCGCGGAGTTCTCGGCATGATTGCCCCGCTGATCAAATTGGCTGGCGGTCTGCTGAGCGTTTGGGTGCAAATCAAAGCCTTCCAGTTGCAGTTCAAGCTGATGAAGGCAATTCTGGACATGCTACCGCCAAAGGTCAAAATTCTGGCCGGTGTACTGTTCAGTTTAGGGCTGGCATCGAGGACGGCAGGGTTCGCATTGGACAAGCTGGGCGCAACAGGCCGAATGCTGGGCGGTGTCCTGCGAACGTTGGTTGCGCCGTTACGTGCTGTGATTTCGCCGATGCAAACGTTGGAGCGAGCCGCGAAGTCCGCAGGAGCTGGCATCAAGTCCTTCATCGGGTCCGCGTTGACTCCGATGAAAATCGCATTGAGCGGGTTGGGTGCCGTTGCTGCTGCCGGTGGAATTCTGAAGCTGGCTGCCGATGCAGAAACGCTGCAGTTGCAGATGGAAGTCCTGACAAAAAATGCAGGCGTTGCGGCGCAGTTGGTGAAAGACCTAAACGCGTTTTCCGCAACGGTCCCGTTTAACAAAATGGATTTGAAGCAGGCCGCTACGCAATTGCTGGCTGTGCAAACGCCGGTCAGTGAAATCATCAGTGATTTGGCCGTGCTTTCCAATTTGGCAGCAGGCAGCGGAAACGCGATCACCGATTTGACGGACATATTTGCAAAATTCCGCAGCCAAGGCACGGTTGGTATTGGAGAAATCAATCAGTTGCAGGAACGCGGAATCAATCTGGTGCCGATCCTCACGCAACGATTCGGAGATCTGCAGAAGGCTGCAGAAGATAACCTCATTACGTTTCACGACATCCGCGCGGCACTCTATGCGATCACAACCGGGACGGGTGCGTTTGCAGGCATGACGGAGCGACTGAGCAAGGGTCTTGCCGGGCAATTCAACACGTTGAAAAACAACGTGCTGATTGCAGCCACAGCAATCGGCGAAATGATGCGTCCAGCAATCACAAAAGCACTGGCTGAGGTCAACAAGCTGGTGGCGATGTTCATGGCCGTTGAAAACAAGGTGCAGTTTATCGGGCAGATCCTGAAAGACGTGTTCAAGCTGGGCATTGAATACCTTCGGTATGGCCTGGGAACGCTGCTGGACTGGCTGGAGCGCGAATTGATGCGACGCATGGCGGGTGGCTTTTGGTCAACGCTGATCGGAAAAGCGTTCGGGTTTGATGTGCAGGCCGAAGTTGCCAAAGCCCAAGGCAACATGAAGAAAGTGTCTGACGTGGGAATTCAGGTGGGAAAGATGAACCTGATGGGCACGTTGGCGCAATTTCTGAAACCTGTGGCACAGCAGCAGGGGCTGGGAATCAATCCGGACATCGTCGCCAAGGGTCCAGCCGCGCAAGCTGAGGCTGGCCGCAAATTAGCAGAATCCGTGGCGGGTTTTGTGGACCGGTTAAAAGGGAATGCTCAGCCAGTGATGCAGGCATTGGTGGACACGATTGAGCAAAAGATTTTTGCCGGTGCAAAGCTGATCAATTTTGTTGGCGGTCTGTTCGGCATGAGTGACGGCGAATCAGCAGGACGACAGGAACGACGTGCCGCAGCTGCAATGCAGCGAGGATCTGCGGATGCGTATTCAACCATTGTGCAGGCAATGATGGGCCGCGAGGACGCGGGAGTAAAAGCAACCAAAGACCAAACCAAAGCTTTGGTGAAGCCGTTGATTCAATTGGTAGATTTAATCGAGAACGTGCAACCGCTGAAAATGGTTCCGCAGTTCTTCGGAGTGAAATAAGATGGCGGTCACAAACGAAGGCGAAGATCCTGCAGGCCGATCCGCACGCAACACAAAAGGCGTGCGAACATACTCACGCCGGTGGATTCTGACGACCAGCAACAAATCAGACGACGCCTACGACGTTGGCAGCGCGTCAGGATTGCCCACAATCGGCACGGCACACCCGAGCGACGCGTTGGCGTGGTGTGTGAGTCTCGACGTGCAAAACAGCAACCCGTGGAAGGGTTGGACCGTTACAGCGGAATACTCCAGCGAGTTTGAGCTGAGCACGACACCCACGAGCGACCCGGCAATCATTTCGTGGAACACGGAGCAGTTTCAAAAGCCTGCAATCTGGGATCTGAACGGCGACGCAATTGTGAACAGTGCAGGCGACTTGTTCGACCCGCCGAACATGATGGACGACAGCAGGCGCATCGTAACGATCCAGAAAAATCTCGCCGCGGTCCCGTCGTGGATTCTGGACTATCAGGACGCCGTCAACAGTGATTCGTTCAGCGTGGACGGATTTTCAATTGGCATCGGTAAAGCCAAAATGCAGAGTGTGGCAGTTGCCCCGAAGGAATCGCGCAACAACATCTCATTTTATCCGGTCACGTTCACAATTTGCCTGCAGCGGGATGGCTGGAAGTTGGAACCGCTGGATTGCGGGTTTCGGTACAAGTCCGGAAATCAACGTATCGTGGCGGTAAGCGATGATGCAACGAGTCCGAGCACGCCAGTTTTGTTGAATGGATC